GTAGCACACTTTTCGATTTTTTTTTTCGCCGAATTAATTTTTGAAAAAAATATGGAATTATGAAAAAAAANCCAACTTATTTTTAAGGGCCAATGGATCGGTCGGAAATTTTGGGCGAAGAAAATTTGACCGACTGGGAAACGGCTGAACAGCCGTACTGGGATACTATGTTAAATAATTTTTATTTTCATCCAGACTGGGAGGTGGGCAGGAGACGTAACGGCCCACCACCCACCCCGATCACCGGGTGGACGCTACGCTACAAAGAGTGATACTCGGGTACTGGTGGGGATCAGGGGGATTAAAGGATTGATAAGGTTTAATACTCTAACCCCAGAAAACGGACCCAACCCCCTGACAACGGACCCTAACGGCAGGACGCTCCGCTACCCCTAAATTGTTCTCACTCTACCCGTCCCATCCGGACCCTAAACTAATGAGGTCTAATGATCATGGTAGAGTTCAACGGGATTACCGACGGCAACCGACTTTGCAGTACTGCAAGCAGTACTGCGACAGCAATGTTCGCTAACGCGATCATAATAGTAAGTAGAAGCTTAAACACTGCACGAGTAAACCAAGAGTTGTCGTCAAGCGAATGCGTACTAGTACGCTCTAGATGTACATCGACAGAAGTCTTACGGGAAGGTTTATTCAGTTCCATAAACAACCCTACTCTATTCACTGGTGTTCATTTGAGACGGTTCTGGCAAATCGTTCTTCGAACTTTTTAACCGTTTTTCTTTTTNCTCCCTTCATCCTCCTCGTCAGAAACATTCATAGGACTCTCATTTGCGGCAATAATTGCAGACAAATAACGAGCATGTTCCCGACATATCTTGATCTGCGTAACAGCATCATAACAGGCATTCAATGCCTTAATCCATTCATTTAATTTGTAATGAACAAACTCTTCCTCAGAAACCTCTGAAGAGGAAACGTCTTCACTGGATAAACTGGACATTTAATAATCGAAATATCTGATCCTTGCTTGGGCAGAGACTTTGACCTTAGTCGGCGCGGCATTACTCGTAAATCCTACGAGAAATACATTATTGCATGCGCGTTCGCCAATGGCGCCGGTGATGCCTGTATATTCAATGGGAATATTGCATTTGATGTTCATATCCCAGCGGCGAACACCTTGGAACATAATATAATTATCAGTACTGCCACTGGTCTGATTGGGCTCAATGTCCTGAGTAACCTTCACAATCTTTTCCTTCAGAATCGTGAAACGAGAAGTGTTGGCGAGATTACGATACGACAAAAACCCTGGGTTAGTTCCGTCGAGTGTTTCATAGCATAATGGGATGAGACCAGAATTGTCACCATTTGCCTGATGATCAACAACAAGACAGAGTCTCACATAACTATCTACAAAGACACTCCCAGTAGAGGCATTGGACGCAACGTCGACTTTGATGAGTCCCTTCAAATGAATACGTTGAAGGGATATCTTGCGCCCATGGCGACCACTTTCAGTGTTATCCTGTGCCAACGTAAGGATACTTTCGGCATTAATGACTGCACCTGCGGCTGCGAGGGCAGTGTCGGTGATCTGAGTATCCTTGAACTTCATCTCAGGCTTGTGCTGCGGTCGATAGGCGGCGCCGGTACCATAGCCACCCACGGCTCCTCGAAATCCGCCCTGTTTTCTTTTACCCCTCATTATTAATATTGAGTTGGTTTATAGTAATATTTTTTTCGGGCATGATTCTTCGGCTTATATGGCTTCGCAACCCGACGAGGAGTACTCCTCGGTCGCCCACGGTAGCGGGCACTGGACTTAGGAGGATGATAGGGCGCACTTTTCCTTGTTCCTTTCTTCATTGCTGCACGTCGCTGCGCTCCGTGCATACCGTAAGTATTAACGCGACCATTGCTTGACCACCAAAATCGCTCATCAGGGGGGACATATCCGATAGCAGTAATGGCATGTGTCGTATCGAAACCGCCTAGAGGCTTCAAATGAGCATGATAAACTTTACCTTTAGCCTTCTCGGCTGCCAGATGTTGTAATCGATTTGTATAATAGATCCGTGTCTTATCAGATGCGGCGGGATCATTTAGAATCTTTTGCGCAATCTGAATCTGTGAATCCAATGTCTTGAAGTGTTTCTTGGGATTTCGACGCTCCCCGGCGACCACTACATGGCCACCGCCAGGGAGGAGTCTCTTCTGCCCTCTCTTTGACGAGAAGGCAGGTTCAGGACGCGGCGGAGCCGCTGGGACATTCTTAATCTTCTTAGATTCATGAAAGATGTGGTGTGCGAGAGCTTCCGCTTCGTGAATTTTAGACATGAAAGATCGCTTCATACCCACTACTTTCTTGACAGCATAATGTTCCGCTGCGACTGCATCTGCCTTTAATGCAGCCGCATGCTCGTATAATTCGTAGCCTCCGACCGCGGCTCCGCCGGCAGCCAGCCCGGCTGGACCAAATCGTGATGCAGCTTCTGTGAGATCGAACAGACCGGTACCAACCTCATCTGCGTCCTCTGCCAACGGAACATACTCTTGTGTGTCCATTACACGGACGCCCTCATCGATACGCTTGACCTGACGTCCAAGCAGTGCTTCGTCATAAGTGCCTGGAGCATGAGATAACTGACCATAACCCCTCTTAGACATAGTGACGAACAGCAAAAAAAATTAATTTACTAATTCCCAATCTAGTTCATCGGTGTCACTATCGTGTGACATATCCGTTTCACCATGGTGAACCGTCCGCTCCATGAGTCGCCTTGCAACTCTATTGTTCCTGTCTTCCACGCGTCTGCGTATATATTCCCTACGGGTTGCTAGCCTATAGGCATCTTCCTGTTCATATTCTGAATTATCATCGTCGACATAAATTTCGACTACTCTAGCGTTTTGGATCGAAGTCATTTTATTTTTTNCAAATGTCCGACCGATCCATCGGTTGACCAAAAATTTTTCTCCCCTTACTTTTGGGTGGGAAAGGTACCCCGTCAGCGTTTTCATCGGGCATAGGTGGCACACCACCAGCCTGGCGCTTGTAGGCGCTTAAAGGAAACGTGTCCGGACACCCAATATGCCAACGACGCACATATCGGTTTTCACACCGAACCAACTTCAGCTCCACCAGACAGTTTATCCGTCGATAAAGTGGCGAAGCCTCGAACGTGGTATAACCTGCATCCTCGTAGCGTGTCATATCGTACCATTGTGCCGGATGAAAGTTAGAGCAAATTACCACGCGAGAATGGCGTAAATGCGTGAACGTTCCCTTGACGGGACATAAAAGAGGTAAACCCTCGGTCACACGCAATAACGTCCTGTAATCAATATAATCACCCGCCATCTCGTCGATCAAGATCGTTTCCTGGCCAGCATAAGTATCAAACCAAGGGCCAGGAGGTTTGGACCATAAATCGGGATACGTAGAATACGCCCAACGGCTTTTACCAGTGCCCGGGGCACCGTATAGTATAATAACCTCCACCTCGCGAATAGGCGGAGGAGTAAGGTTCAGATAATCACCAAAAGACCGGTGGTACCGCACATACTGACCGAAATAGGCGTCTGCTATTTCTTTCTGAGATGCGCCCGAGTCCAACATACGTTTGACAGCGGCAAGATCATTCCGCTTACCCTGTTCGCTAATCTTGCCCAACTCGACAAACTCAGTCCCTTCTTCGCGAGTATCCTTTTTTTNGCAATATTCTGCCGCTTGTTTGGCAGTACCGCCTCGACGCTCCAAGTGAGCACGGGCAAACGCGACAGACCTTTTAAGCGTAGTGAAACGCTTAGGCGAGGTAAACTCGATGTAACCTTGTACATGACGGGTACCATTTTTACCAACCTCAAACTGGTACACCAAATAAGACGCTTTTTGTTTTTCTAACAGAAGCTCTTCGAGCTCCTCTTGTGTTGGATTATTAATCGTGAAACAACAAAACCGACACGTCTTAACCCCCCTCTTATTTTTGTAACGAAGTTTCATTACCCTTAAACTATGTTTTAAAAAGTGCTACATAAGTGTGCTAGGTAATACTA